GTGGATTGACCACAACCTTTTTTCTCGAAATCGTCATATATTTCGTTCCATAAACTTTCAAATCAAAATAGGGTTATGACATATACAAAACTTTACAACGCAAGGAAACGCAAATTTGACCCCCTCACGTCGATCCGATTTTCGGAATTCGTCGCGCGGTTTGTCCTCGCGTCCTATGGGTTAAAAAAACGTATACAAGCCCGAAAAAATGGGGATACATAAAGAATCATGGGAAAATCACAAAAAAAATCACACTTGTCACCGAACGAACGATCCGAGGTGTTGAATTTATACCGAACAGGCAATTATAGTTATCGTCAATTGGGTGAAAAATTTGGATGTAGTCACACAACGATCAAACGTATCGTCAACGAGGACAACAAAATTAACATCCCGCCCGAACAAAGAGATTCGAGCGGGGGAATTGTCCCGTCCTCAAATGTGGAACAAACGAACGGAACATCAATCATCGATGACCCCCTTCAATTCCGACGGGCGAAATTGGTCGAAATCGCGGGGGATATTATTTCGACGCGCCTTCGTGGATCGGTTCAAGTATTGCCCCAATTACATCGATTGCATATCCAAACACATGACGAAATCACCGCCATGCGTCGTGAGCTTGAAGAAATGGACGGGATGACCGATCCCGATGAAATCTTTCAAACAATCGCTATCGCGGTTAATGGACTACCCCCGATTTTGAAAGAGAAATTGATCGATGTGTTGTCCGTCGATTACTCTAATGTTATTCCATTCAAACAGGGGGAAAAATGAAACCATATACAATCGAACGATATATCAAAACGGAATTCGGTGAATGGGTCGCGTCCCGTTTGATCAAACATGACATGAAACTAAAACATTTCAATGATAAAATCGGATATGGTTATTTGACTACTCGAAACTATCTAACGGGAAAAGTCGACCCGTCATATCATTATTTGGTTGCGGTGGCGACATTGTTTTCCAAACTTGAAAAACGTCCCCGTCCCGATGTGATGTGTGAAATCATTAGGATTTTAGTGAAATGAATTTATCGTCCCTTCGTACCATCGCGAAAAATACCATGCGACTATCTGACGAAGCTGAACGCGATCCGTTGCGGTTCTTTTGTCCGACGGCCGTTCAATTGGCTTTTCTAAAAGATACGAATAAAATCGTCATGTTGCGTGGAGGAAATCAAATCGGGAAAACGCTTGTCGGATCGGTCGAAACTGTTTATCGCCTTCTGGGAAAACATCCGTTCAAAAAAGTCCCCCCGCCACCGATTGAGGCATGGATAATTTGTCATTCGTGGGAACAATCAAAAATCATCATGTGTAAATTTCATGAATACGTTCCCAAACACGAATTACATCCCGACGTTGAATTCGTTGACGGAAAAGGGTATCGCGCGACGGGCGCACCTGTTGTGCGTTTCAAAAACGGGTCGGTTCTGAGGTTCAAAACCACAAATCAAGCGGGGGGAAATCGCGGGACGATTGGTTTAGCTAGTGGTTCGGTTGATTGGATTTTACTTGACGAACCCCCGCCCGCGAACATTTTCGGGGAAATTTTAGGACGAACGACCCGAACGAAAGGTTCCATCGGAATCACCATGACGCCCGTCGGGGTTCCCGTTGACTATCTCAAAAAATTGGTTGAAGATGGTGTCATTTCGGAACACGTGGGGAAACTGACAGTCGAAAACACATGGCCAATTGGTTTAAAATCCCCGATGATGTCACAAGAAGAAATTGATTAACTGTCGAATTCCTATTTGCCTTTAGATCGTGAGGCGCGAATTAATGGTGATTGGGACGGGGGAATTCCCGACGGGCGAATTTTTGAGAATTTCACGAAGGATTTAATTTCAGACTTGAAACCGCCCGCGACATATCGGGACAAAAACGGGGTCGAACAACCGCGTCAATTCGTTTGGTCGATTGGTATTGACCATGGTCATGATGTATCGTCACAAGTCGCGATTTTGGTCGCGGTGGACATCACCGATCAATCGCGTCCCCTTGTTTATTGTGTTGATGAATATGTCGCGAGTGGTGCTGGTGCGGATGTCCATGCGAAGGGTATCATCGCCATGTTGCGTCGAAATGATCTGGAAATTGCGCATGTCCATCGATGGACGGGCGACCGCGCCCATGGTGGTTCAAACAACGGGGGACGAATGTCGAATCAAATGTTGACAAGTGCATTCGCGCATGTTTTGGGGTATCCTCGCGACAAACTACCATTTCGAATTCGTACCGCTTACAAACCTAAATATTCAGTGTATTATGGGACGCGTGTTTTACATGAATTGATGTCCGATTCGAGGTTTCAAATTTTTCCGTCGTGCAAGGGATTAATTAAGTCCTTGACGATGTGGACAATGAAAAAATCGGGTTATATGGATCCCAATTCACCATACAAACATGCGGTCGACGCGTTGCGATATGCGACCATGCCGATTGTCGATGTGCAATACCGAACCCCCAAACAATCGAAAGTATTTATCAATAAATAGGAGAACAACATGATCCCGATGAAACCCGTCGCCCCCGATACCGAAACCGAAAAAAGGTGGAACCATACGTCACTAAGACGTCGCATGTTGTGTGGACAATGGCATGATGATTTGGTTCGGGAAATTGGAAATCATATCACGATTGATCGTCAAGCGACATGGGGCGTCCCCGATATGTCCTCGAATGTTTTTAAATCAGTGACGGGGGCGTTGTGTGCTTTGTATCAAGAACCGCCCGACGTCGCTGTTCAAACATTATACGAAGGACAAGCGGACAAATTACTCGGTCGCGGTGGTTTCATCGATGACGCGGGTTTGTGGCCTTTAATGCAAAGAGTGCAATTTTTTACTTTGGGATTACGCGAATGTTTTCTTCGGATCGACATCAATGAAACATTCGACGGGTTGATATATCGAATTGTCACCCCCGATATGATTTATGCGGAATCCCCCGCGGGCGATCCGTCCCGTCCTCATTTGTTGCATGAATACCGCCTTCGGTGGTGTCATTTGTCGAAAGATTACGAATGGACGATTGACGCGTTTGATTTGCGCGATCCCGATTTTCCAATATATGAAATTCATTGTATCGATCAAAATGGTCAAATCCTTGACGATGTGACAGAAAAATATCTCGGTCAATCGACATCGGGCGACATGTATCCCTATATTGATTCAAACGGAATCCCGTTCATTCCCTATTCAATTTATCATGCGGAAATTACGGGGGAATTGTTTGACGCGTTTCATAATTCTGAATTGATCGCGGGGTCGCTGAATGCCGCGACATTGTATTCGTTCTTTCTGTTCCTTTCAAAAAATTGTAGTCATCCTCAACGCTACATGTTAGGAGCCATGCCCGCGGGGATGGACTTGTTTGATAACAATTTGCAATCGCGACGAAATGCGATTTCGACCGATCCGTCATCGATTTTGTTGTTCAATCCCGATCCCGACTTGCAATCGGGACAACAACCGCAAATCGGACAATTTCAAGCGGGCGCGGATATCGAAAAAATGTTGGAATCAATCACCATATACGAACGACGCCTCGCGTCATCTGGTGGAATCAACGGGGCGGACGTACAGAAAATGACAGGTGACCCGCGGTCGGGATATGCAATCGCGATTTCGCGTTCATCCCTTCGCGAAAGTCAAAGAAAGTATTCGCCCGCGTTCCGTCGTGGTGATGTGGAAACTTTAGAAATTAGCGCGAAAATTTTGAATCGTTTTTTCAATACTGATTTCCCCGAATCGGGGTATCGTGTCGAGTATCATGCGATTGAATTATCACCCGAGGAATCAAAAAGTCAACGCGAACATATCCTCGCACTATTGAACGCGGGATTGATGTCAAAAATTGAAGCTATACAAATTTTACATCCCGATCTAGACGAGGTCGAAGCAATTGAACGACTACAAAAAATTCAAAAAATTAACATTCAACTATAACAGGGGGACATAATGTCAAAAATCAAAGTGATCGAAGGGATTGAATATATTGAAAAATCATCCGTCGACGAAATCATAT